AAAAGTAGTGTCGTTCCAATCTCCGTAGTAAGCAGGAACACCAGTAGTAGATGGATCAGGAGTAAAGTCCTGCAAGAAAGTTATATGCTTATACAGTAGAAATTCATTACTGGAACTGTTCACTACACTTAAAGAAAAAGGTGCTAAAAAATCACTCGGCTTTGATAAAAACTTTTGCGAAGCAGTCGTAGTTCCTTGTGAATTGCGTCTAAAAACGTCCAATTGGCATTCTTTAAGGATGCGTTCTTCTGCATTCAGAATAAAACGGGTTAACTGACTTACAAAAGTGGATTCAGTGTTATCGGTATAATCTTGGATAGCAGTTTTTAATGTGGTGAAAGTAAACGCCATGTTACGGACTCACTGTTACCGGGCCAGCGGAAGCAACACCACCCCCACCTAGAACAGACCCACTTGTGGCTGTTCCGCTACTGGCCGTAAAGGTATAATTAGCATCATCGACTTTCGTAATAGAAAATCCTGCAGCACTCTCAATCATACTCTCTGTAAAACCATCAAAAGCCTCTACAGCACGAAATCGAACCGTATCCCCTGTGCTTCTGCCATGTCCTGGTTGGTACACATTAATGGTTGTCGATCCAGAATCCCCTGATCTGAACGGATTAAACTGAAGAAGAACCTCCACAGGGGGTTCTATCCTGTCAGGACGGCTGATCCTTAATGCTTGGGGATCGGCAAGGACTTTTGGTGGGGTAAGTTGAGGTTGTTTTGCCTCAAATTCGTCTTTTCCAACAAGAAAGCCGTTCCACTCTAGCCTCATGTCTTTCAGGTGATAGGCACGTCCTGACATATCAGATATGCCCAACGCATGTCTCTCACTTGCGTATCTTGCCATATCAAATCCTCAAAGATCGTGCGGTAGGGACAAGACGGAGAGGAACGCCATGATCAATATCCTGGTCGGCTGCTCTTTTAAATTCTTCCTCATAAATAAGTTTAAGAACTTCCACTCGTTGAGGTGATCGTTTGAGTGCCACATGATAAGACAACCCAGCTACAAGACAGGGAAGGAACCTGAAGGGAATTTCAGCATTGTTGGTGGCCGCATCTGCGTCCTCGAGCCTTTTCACACGATAGTAGATTAACTGGTCTGTGGAATTTTCTGGAACAGGCCAAACTGTGATAGTGGGAGTTATCTGACGATTGACGTAAAACTGTGTAGGACGCGCTTGGGTGGTTTTCTTGGGGATATTTAGATAATTGGATCTCCCAATACGGTTCATGGACAAATCCTCACTACTTCTGCGAATTACTGCTTCCAAGACATCTACGGTTGCCTGGACATCCGTTAGACCTGGATCCGCCGTTACTGTGGTAGTAGCGGCACTGGACGATCCAGTAATGGTTTCTGCAGCAGTAAAACTGCCACTTGGAACCGTTAGGGTCATGGTAGTGGAAGAAGGGAGTGTAATAATAGAAGCGGTTACCGCACTGGTGCCACCTGTTATCGTTTCCCCAACACTAAAACTACTGGAATCTCCCACTGTCATGGTGATAACACCAATGGGATACGTCGCTACGGCGGAGGAAGTTGATAACTGAGCCAAAGTCTGTGTAACTTGCTCAATTGTCCAGAGATTTAAGCCCCGGTTGGCCCAATCGGCAAAGAGAAGATTAAGTGATCTACGGGCGGTTCGAGAGTCATAGCCAGTGCGTAGTTCTAGACCACACCTCTCAAAGGCTTCCTCTGTAATTTCGGCCATGTCCAGGTTGAAATCAACCGATCCAGAAGTTGCCATCCTTTACTCCTTAACCCCACACAGTAAGGCGGAGTCCTACTATTAATTGACCCAATATCAAAAGCCCTATCGCCCATAAACGCTTGCTCATGGTGTCCAGGGACTTTTGGATATGATAAATGTCATTTGTCTTAATAACATCTATCTTTTGTGAAAGGAGCTTGAGCTCGCCTTTTATCTCGACAAGCTCAAGCTCATTCTTACGGGAAAGATCGTCCACAATTAGAACTCTTTAATACATTCTATGACCACGGTGTAATCATCATCAGCCGCAGCACCAACAGTAGTAAATCTGATATCTCCAGTAGGACTTGTAGCACTATTTACTAAGCCCCCAAAAGAAGAGAAATCAAAACTACCTTGGTAATCTGTTGGTAGCACTATTGCTAATACATCGGTACTGGCATCCCATAAAATGTTTAATTCAAGATTTGACGTACTAAAATGTATTTTATTAATACGAACTCCGGTGCAAGCCGTTCCATCTTGAAGAGTGGATAATCCAGAAACATCTATCGCCATAACCGCAGATTGACCAGCGTCAACGTGCGTGTACGAAAAAGATTTAACAAAGTTACGAGGACCATCCTCAATGACTTTTTCTACAAAGACATCAGCCATTTAAGTTACTCCCCTGGGTTAGTAACTAACACCACGGTCTTGTGCGACCATAATGTAGTCAATACTCATTGACTTTGTCCCTGTTGCATTACCAGAAACTTCTGCTGCTGCTTGCGTCATATTGGCTGTCGGAACATTCGTAGTATGAGTACCAACTTTGGTACGATTGATATAGAAATCTACTACATCGGTACTTGTACCCTTCGTCGCTACAAAACTAACCGTAACATCCGTCGCGTCAGAAAGATCATACGTAGTGCCTGACAAGGTCGTATCAGTCTCGCTGTCACCTGATTCTGTAATCAAATGAGGAGTCGCATCCCCGTCATCAATTTGGAAACCAATCCTGTTCGATGCAGCAAAAATATTCTCTGGGTTTGACGCAAAATTTTCACAAACGCCAATGAACATATCCATCTGATCGACATCAGACATCTGGAAACGAGCTTCAAAATAAAGTTTTTCACCAGCTGTTGATGGAAGGCCCCAAATTTCATTTCCTTGAATAGAGCTACCGTCATTATCCGTAGTTGCCGCAGAAATAAGATCAACTACTCCATTTAAGGCATCCGCCTGTAAAGCTACCGAAGCACCAGAATCTTTCACAACTGTCCAGTCATTGGTGGCATCCAAGAGAATACCCGTGAAATCAACCATGAACCGAGTTTGATCGGGCCATGAACCAATATTAAGATTCTGGAGAGTAGGCCGTGCCGCTGAAAATGTTACCGGCCCTGAAAAATGTGTATTCGCCATAATAGTACCTTCTCACAAAAGGGTTAGCCCTAGAGTCTTTGTGAGCGTCTGCTGGGTCAGTCGCTAGGGCTGGTTTTCCCAGAAAGAAAGGAGGGGGTTTCCCCCCTCCCGTGGTCTTACGCGCCGGGTGAACCGTATACGCAACGTGGGTCCGAGTACCCAAAGCTATAACGCTCACGGGCCTTAAACCTTACATTACCTGTATCGAAGTCACCTTCCATCTTTGTGGACATCGGCATACGTTCAAAGTGGATGAAGCCTCGAGGGGCATCAGTCCGCATGAACCATGCATCGGTATCCGTCAAATAATGGTTAACGGTATAACCCTGCGGGAGCATTCCCATGTTCCGCATAGCGTTTATATCGTTATCGGCAGTACCTGGACGAAGAGTGGATTCTAGAAGACGATCCGCAACAAACTGAAGTGCTGCTGGAATAATCAACTTTTGTCCACGAACAGAAACTTTAAGTCCCCGTTCATCCACATAACCCGCAACGTCGATAAGTCCATTCTCGAGACTTGTCTCGTTCAGGTCGGCAGCGGTGCTTGGCTCATTACGCCATGTATTGCCATTCACCAAGACGTGGGCCGTGGAGATAAGCTCCAGACCATCGCCGCCTACAAAGTTACTATCGAAAGCATTATTCAAAGTAGCGGCACCCTTTACCTGTTTGGTATTGGACATGCTACGTGCCAACGCTTTCGTATAGCGGGAAGCTAAACGATCATAGAGGTTATCCTCAATTGCCTCTTCCGTGATAGAGAAGGCAAGTGCGATAGTCTCCATGGTATACCTGGCGGTATACGCTTCCTGTGCATCATCAAATGAAACAGCAGTTCCTTCCGTTTTTACTGGGGCGGACCCAAAACCGGAAAGCATGACCTCCTCCTCAAATGCACGTTCTGAGGATTCCGTGTCATAAATCTCTGATGCTTCGTTATCGTACCTGGCATACTCAAGTCCAAAAAGGGCGTTGAGGCCAGGCTCTAGCTCTTTCGCTAGTTGAGCTCTTGAAATAGCCATCTCTCAACTCCTCTAAATGCCAGTGGTTGAAATGGTTGTACCCGCGTTAGCGGAACCATTTGGCGCACTAAAGTGATTGTTCAAACGAACAATTACACCAACCCCAGCCGCCGTGAAATCCAGATTTTCTGGATTGTCTTCCCATCCCATTATTCTGAGTTGGAAATCCGCAGCGGTTACGGCAGCAGTGCTTATATCTATCTGACAACTAGAGACACCAGTAGCGGTTGTTCCGCTTGTCGCTGTCGCAAACTGTGCGTTCTTGAATCTATCAGCGATAGCGGTTGCTTTACTGGTCCACGTGGCATCAGTAGTTATAACAAACAACTGGTTCGGATCGTCAGCAACATACGCCTTAATGGGATGATTGCTGTCTGCTCCTGAACCAGGCCAAAGGTTACTAAACGTAGGCTTTAACGTGGTACTCGCCACATATTCACAACCCATAAAAACACCAAGCAGACTAACGGATCCACCAGCGGCATTTCCCACTATGTCGATATATCCCGTGGAAAGCGGGATAACGGGGCTACCATGGTAGATGGGGTTAGTATTGCCATTGGCAATTTCATACATTGGATAATTGGCGGCACCAGTAGAGTTAGCGGCCTGTCCCAACATCTGTAAGGGACGTAGACCAAATGCTCCTGCACTGTTGGCCATATTATTTTACTCCTGGTCCCCTTCTTTGGGACCTCCAAAAGTTACACGGGACTGCCGATCAGGTTTACTAATCGGCATTGCCGGATGTTGTTCACGAGCTAAGTCGTTATCAACAGCCGTCATTTGTTGGCGGGTCATTCCCCGGAAATATTCATTGCGTTCCTCGACGATCTCCAACGGAATCCTTGCTAACAATAAGCCACCCACTCCAATGATCCCGGCATGTTGCCCATCCTGAATCGTAGGAATATCAAAGTCTGGGTATTCTTCACCGCGTACCAACTCCCAGCCCTCACGAATTCTGGCTGATACGTTTTTGCGGTCATCAAACCCTGCGACTTCAGATCGTATCCACCTATGGGTATAGCCTTCAGGTGGGGGCGGTGCATCCAGTATGGATGGTGGCTTCCAAGGGTCCCGGCGCGTTTCCTTAGCGCGGGTATTATCGGATCGAGGCGTCCTGGTAGACTTTTGGCGAGATGTGTTCTCTGTAGTATTCATGGTCAGTCCCTCACATATTTTGCGTATTCTTCAAGTGGCACATTGAGCCTCTTCGCAATCGCAACTTGAGAGGGCGTTAACCGCACAGTCTTTCGTCCACTTTTCTTGCGGGATGCGGAAGCTTCGGCTGACGCAACCTTTCTGCTTCCCCCGTTCGATGGAGTCTTCTGTCCAAGTTTCACAGGAAACTCCGACAGCATTCTCCGATCAAGCTCAGAATAATACTCATCGGTTTGCGGATCAAACCCTTCGTCCTCAATTAACCGACGATGAACGCCGAATGCGGCGTATGTCATAACTTCGTCTTGCCCAAACCAGTCATTCCTCTTGGCCCAAGACTCTGCTTTAGGATCTGGAGGAGCAGCTGGTTGTTGCGCTGGTTGCGCTGGTTGCGCTGCTGGGGTGGCTACGGGCGCCGGAGTTTCAGGAGCTTCACGTTGGGCTTTCGCTAACTTGCCCTTCTCCAGTGCTAAATTGGATAAAGCTTCCTGCGCCTCTACAATCTTGTCAACGTCGCCGCTTTCATGGGCTTCTTTTAAAAGCCGTTTAGCGGAATCTAGTTGTGATGTAACACGATTTCCAAATTCTTCCTGATATCCCTTATCAAGAGAATCCAGGCGTTGTTTAAGGGTGTCGTTTTCTTTACGGACATTCTCCGCGAACTGAACGGCAGACTGTTTCTGGCGCTCTTCTTCACG